CCCCTCTGGGACAGAACCGGGAGACCGGATTCTGGTGGTTTGAAGACCAATCGCCGCGAGTTACCAGTTCTAGCTCGCTCGGATGGCCGCGCGTAGGCATCCGGACTCGTCGTGCAAACGACGCTGGCCCGGGTGACAACGCACAAACCCGTATCAACCGTGTTGAACTCGTGATCGCTATGCCCCAATTGGAAACAGTTGGTACAAGCGATTCTGGTCTTACGCCTCCGCCGACAGTTGCTTATGTCGACAGGGTGAAGGCCGAGTTCCTGCTGCCGGCCCGCGATTCACTCGCGGATCGTAAGGACTCGCTAGCCTATGCAAAAAGTGCATTGGGCCATGCGACTGTCGTAGATCTCGTCCAAAATCTGACGAATATCTACTGACGTTCCTGAACCGTATACATTTTCATGATAACGGTTCTCATCTCTGTCTCTTTTAGGAGTAGAAATGAACGAAGCTTTAGTCGGTGAGGCTCTTTATGGCCTCTGCAGCAAGGTTGACACTCCAATAAGCTTAGGTGTCTGGTTACGCTTTAAGCACGCTCAAGATGAACTTGCTATGGCGAAAATCAGTCCCCGAACTTACAATGACGCTGAGACGTTCTTTAAGGACTATGCTTGTGTTAATTTCCTTCGTAAGTATGAAGGGCTTGACACAGGTATTGACACCCGAGTCGTCGCACTCCAAGCCTTTGACAAGGCGGAAGAGCAATGCCGCATCGTTAACGACACCCTCAGATCTTATGCAACTACCGGTCGTGTTGACCGGGTTGAGCTCAGCATTTTGCTAAGAGCTCAACAACTTATTGCACGAGTTTGGGGTGATCCGTCATTCGATGCGTTGTTCCGTCATTGCGGATGGGGTCCTGGCGCTACTGCTACCCTTACGGGTGAGAGCGCCACAACGGAAGATAAGATGTCTGAGTCACCTATGTCAATAACACCGTCTGCCCTCCCTTACCTACGACAAGTCCAAAAATCGGATTTGTTATGGTTGGGGCACTTACTCAAGTGTCAGGTGGATGGCCAGGCATGCTTAATGCCGTCGTACTTCAATCAGATTGATTGGAGTAGGTTGTTGACAGTTCCTAAGGATGCGAAGACTGACCGCACTATAGCTGCCGAACCCACTGGAAATATTTTTCTCCAGAAAGGTGTAGGCAGTTACTTGCGGCAACAGCTTCGTAGATACGGCATCAACCTGGACGACCAAACCAGGAACCAGCAGCTGGCCAATATTTCAGCCACTGCCAAACTAGCAACGCTCGATTTGAGCCAAGCTAGCGATACCGTGTCAATAGGGCTTTGTCGTGCCCTATTACCCCCTTCGATGTTCAAGGTTCTCGATGACTTGAGAACTCCCGCTTACAAGTTGAACGGGACTGTGAAACGTTTCCATAAATTTTCATCTATGGGTAATGGTTTCACGTTTGAGCTTGAAACCGTCATTTTCTGGGCTCTTGCTAAAGCAGTCCAGGAGTGTCGGTCGTCGAAGGGACCCATTGGCGTGTACGGGGATGATATTATTGTCCCCCAACAAATTGCCGGAGATGTGATTCTCGTGCTCGAAAGTTTTGGCTTTAAAATCAACGAAGAGAAATCTTTTGTTGACGGCCGATTCTTTGAGTCATGCGGGAAGCACTACTTCGACACTGTTGATGTTACACCGATTTACCAAAAGCGTCTTGTTGACAACGACTTAGAACTTTGTCGTTTATACAATAGAGTGTTCGACCTTTCTTATGGTCGACCCTACCTGGATGCCGAAAGGACATTCGGGAAGGTGCACTCACGCCTTTACTCTCGCCTTCCGGATCGCCTGAAGAAATTCAGTGCACCGGCTTGGGTTGAGGGTGATGGATTCTTCCGCGTGTTGCATTTTGCCGGAAGATGGTCTTTGAGTCGTGGCTACCGTATTCAATATATGGCAGCTACTAAACCCAAAGAGCGCGTTGCTGATGGTGGGTTGTACGCTTATGCTATGCGAAAGCATAGTACCTTCCTACCGCCGTCCCTATTCACTAGGAACGAAGGAAATCTGGTTGCCGAGAGGCTCTCAGATTTTGCTACGGAAGGCAAAGTTACTATACGGCCGAGAGACCGCATTGTAACCTATAAACGTGCTATCAGATG